TCAATATAAAAACTACATGTTAGTGTTTCACTTTCTTCAATTTTGTACATCCATTCGCCAGTTGCTGCATCTGGAGTTGATTCTAAGTCTCGTGCAACTGCTACGCCTTCGATCTCAACGTTGTTTTTACCATCAGATTCTGCACTGTTAATATTCAAAGGTGCAAAAGCAGTACCGTCATTTAGAACTACATACGCACCGTCAACTACTGTACGAACGCCATTTTCATCTTCATCTAACGAAATAACTTGGTCGCCAAATAGGTCTTGGAAAATTATAGTACCATTGGTAACTTCAATACTCATTGCAACGTCACCAGTTACGTCGGTTGTAGTTGCCCATGTTGCTAATTCTACCGGCACCGAAGTTTCTTTTGCTGGTGCAGTTCCGTTAGTAGTAGGAACTTCCCCAGAAAATACCTGAGTTCCGTTAAAATTTACAGTAATAGAAACATTGCCATCTGTGCTGTAAGCTGTTCCTAATAGTTTAATATTTCTAGTTGCCATTATTGATCCTTTGTTAACACATATCTATTTATGATTTTAAATCCAATTATCATTAATGATTGGATGATTTTCTTCGCAAGGATTAGGGCTTCCATGAAACACTAGCACATCCACATCAGGTGGAGGCCAACTGATCTCTCCAGGTTTACGATGTTTTCTAGTTGAAAAGTCATATCCACCCTCTTTGATTTCCCATTTGTAACTTACAATTCTTGTAGTGTCAAAATATCTCAATTTCTCAGGTGGTATCTTTTCATGAATGTAATCTTGATCACCGTGATATCTTAAAATGTTTTTTCTAACTTTCTCAGCATCAAAGTCTTGTAATATGTAGGCATACTCTTCTGTGTTAAACCACATCACACTGCTATTAATAGTGTTACGTTTACTGCGAAACAAATACTTAAAATCTCTCACTGCCCAGAAAAAATCTCTAGATAAATCTCGCCAAATCCAATCTAGATTGTCAATAATCACTGTGTCTAAATCAAAGTATAGCAAATGTCCTTTATGATGTTTAGGGTTAAACATCTGTACTTTATACCACCAACTTTTTTTAGGACCACGGATACCAGGCCATTCTTCTAAATTGTGTCGTATATAAGGAGCAGGAACAGGCCTGTTGCTTTCTGTAAAAACATGAAGTATTACTTCAGGCGTTAAGTTCCTGCAAAGTGCTCGGTATAACTTGTCAACGTAACTCCAGTCGTATTTTGTGTCATGTATTAAACAAGCACAATGTATTACTGTGGTGTCTCCAAGTAGTCGCTTAATCTTTTTAGCCATAGTCCTTGTTCTATTTCTGGTACAGTGTATTCTGTGTGACAAATCTCAACCAACCACTGGCTTCGATCAATTTCGGGAGGGTTCTCAATTTCATTTATTTTAATACTCATCGGATATGCTAAACTGGTTTGATCGCATACAACAGGGCAACCGGCGATAACTGCTTGAATAGCCGGGCCGCTGTTAAAGTTTACCATGGCGTGACACCCAAAGTCAATATCGTAGCTGTCATATGTGCCAGGCAACTTAACTGGAGTTTCTAGTACACTGCTTCCGTCATATCCTAAATTACATCTTGGATGATGTCTTACCACTGTTAACCTATTGCTAACGGCATTTATTTCTTTAAGTGTACGCTCTAACCAAGCACTGTAATCAACATGTGCCACTTGTTCACTTTTAGTATGCTGGGTAGCAATCACAATATTGTCATTTGTTTGCGTTCTATTCTGTAATTCAATGCCTAGTTTGTCTGGACGATCGTAATCAAGATTACTTTTGTGTCCATACTTTCCTGTTGCGTCAATATTGTCAATTGCTATTTTCCAAGTTACGCCTCGCTGAAGTGCGCCAACATCAATTACTATAACTGGCTTGTTTTTTGCTCGAAACTCTCGGTAGACTTCACGATTCTGAAGCATACGCCCATTCCAAAGAACACTCCAAATGACAGCGGCATCGCACATGTCGCCATTGGGTACAGTGTGAATACCAGCACGTCTACAACTTTGTAAAAAAGCATCCATAACCGGAACACTGTTACGGGCGCATTGCAAAGGATAATATGCTATGTTTTTGATCATTCTATAAATACTCACATGAAATATACTGTAATTACCACTTTTCATCAAGCCGGGCTAGAATTATACGGCCAGACAATGATAGACACTTTCGAGCAATATTGGCCAGATTCAGTTGATCTGGTAGTTTATACAGAAAACTGCAATCCTCAAACTACCAAGCCAAACGTTCGTGTAGTAGACTTACTTGGTGCTAATAAAGAGTGCAAACGTTTTGTAAAACGCCACAGAGACAATCCAGAAGCACATGGCGGGCTTGGACCGCACAATGAAGGTATGTGGACAGAAAAGAAAAGTTTTAAATGGCAAGCTGTGAGATTTTGCTACAAAGTATTTGCTGTACAACATGCTCTCGAAAATATCGATAGTGAATGGATCATTTGGTTAGATGCTGACAGCAAAACACACAGTCCTATTCCGTCAGAAGCACTTGCCAGAGTATGCCCTGATAACAGTGACTTTTCTTTTTTGGGTCGTACAGACAATTACCACAGTGAATGTGGTTGGGTCGGATACCACAAAGCGGGTAACCATGCTGTAAACTTTGCAAAAAGATTTGCTGAAATGTATATAACAGACGAAATATTCAACTACAAAGAATGGCACGACAGTTACATTTGGGATATTGTCAGAAAAGAATTTCGAGAAAAAGGTGCAGTGTTCCAAGATTTAAATCCAGAGCCAGATACGAAAGGCCTTGCAGGGCATCCATTTATCAACAGCGAGCTAGGTGCTTACTTGGATCATATGAAAGGCGACAGAAAGAATCGCGGACACAGTAAAGCCAAAGAAGTGAGATTGCACACTGATCATCCTTATTGGCGACAGGTACTAGGAGGCTAAATGTACACTAAGCACGGCTGGTGGTTTCCAGACGAAGATACTCATTTTTGTGAAATGCTAGATAAAAATATTGCTAAAGGTAATCAACCTGTTTATCAAGAACCAGTTAGAAAACGCAGTTTAATCTTTGTTAACAATAGAAAAGTTGCATTAGACATTGGCGCTAATATTGGATTGTGGAGCAGAGACTTGTGTAATACATTCGAAACTGTTATTGCATTTGAACCTGTGGCACAATTCAGAGATTGCTTAAAGAAGAATGTTCATCACGCCGCATTGCAAATTGAAAGTTGTGCATTAGGAGAAACGGATACCACAATCGAAATGGTTATTACAGAAGGTAATACCGGACACAGCCATGTCGATCAAAACACTGTAGGTTCAGGCAGTATACCTATGCGCAGATTAGACAGCATGAACTTGCAAGATGTAGGATATATTAAAATTGACTGCGAAGGTTACGAGTTACCTATTGTTCGAGGCGCAGAAGAAACTATTAAACGTTGCCGCCCGGTTATGGTTGTAGAACAAAAACTACACGAAGACACCGGTAAAACTCTTGAAACACAATTTGACGCCGCTGAACTTATTAAAAGTTGGGGTGCTCGAGAATTAGCTCGTGTGCGCCACGACGTTATATTAGGCTGGTAAATGCAAACCGTCAAAGACTTTTGGTTGCAAAGTTATCATAGCGATCATATTGCATTTTATTTTGAATTAGTGAGCTTTGTATTTACTGTGGCAGCTAGTTTATATCTTGCTATACACGCAGACAACCCTGATATGAGATATGTTTATCCAGGATTTTTTGTAGGTGCTGTAACACAAGTTTATGCAAGTTGGCGTAGAGGAGCAGCATGGATTATGTTGCTTACTTTTTACTTTAGTTGTATAAATGTGTTTGGATTTGGCCGAGCGTTAAGCTGGTGGTAAGAAAGGGTCAAAGTGCCGGTAAATGTCGCCGTTACGACTTTGTTCTATATTCCAGTGTGCTTGACTTAAATCCCACAACCACTGCTGTCTGTCAGGCATACGAGGACCTTCAATATCTCTTGTGGTATAGTTTGCAATATCGTACGTGACTGCACCTTCGTCACTTACAAATACAGGAACACCTTCTAACACTGCCGCAACACTGCTACTGCTATTGTAAAATACACCAGCCCATGCGTTTTGCAAATCCTGCTCTAATGTAGTAACTGCACTGTTAGAAATAACGATGTTATCGTAGTTTTGTGTAATTTTAGTCCAATCTAATTTGTTAGCAGGATGAGGGCGTACTCTAATAGGGCGAACTGATTGACTTCTAATAATTTTTACAGTTTTGTTTAACCACGCTTGTTGATCGAATCCTTTAGCGTTCCATCCACTATCTCGTTGTAAGCAAATTAATATATGATCACCATTTGTACGCCAGGGTTTCATTTGCAAATTTAGACTGCTACTAATTGCGTTCCAATGCGAACTATCGCTGTTGTGATTAGCATATTCGCCTTCGTTCCAGAACACACTGTCCAAACTGTATCGTAGCCACATGTCGCCACTGTGAGTAAATTTAAAACAACTACCGTCAATGCTCATTATTTTTCCGCCGATTCGTTTTTGATGTTCGATCAAATCTCGACGATAATATATGTGCGGCCCACTAAAATTCATGCCAACCCAACCAATCATTACTGCTAGTCGAACATTTTGAAAACTACGATCTTCTGTAACAACGACTCTTGCTCCAGCACGTTCTGCGCCGTCAGCAAATGCTCTCATAATCTGTACTTTAAGATTATGATTTTTGATCTTGGGTAGTGTGCCTAAACACACTTGTACATCATAATTAAAAGACATTGTTATTCAGGCGTTCCCATGCGTAGCCACTGCGCATTTCGTGTACGGTAAATTGTTGATATGCTAGATTGCACAGCAAGTTTCTTACTTCGTCCATGCTTGGCATAAACGGATTGTCGATATTTGCTAAATCTGTATTGCTCAACGGTTCAGCGGCATTAGTTCCCGTTGGGCCCATTGTGAACACTGGCTTACCATAGATTAAACTTTCTACAGCAGCAATACTGTTAAATGTGACCATACAGTGTACGTTTCGGTTAAGTGCCATTTCCATTGTGTCATGATTAACACGAACATCTCTACCTGCCTTTTCTCTTATCACAACTGGACGATCTGTATGCTTTTTGATATCGTCTACTGTGATTTTAAGCCATTCTTGTAAATCCAATCCCCAGTAATTCATAGCCTTTTGACTTGGTGGACAAACCAGTATACAGTCTCCAGGTCTATATTTTGTTAGTGTTACACCTGTTTGCACAAATCTATCGTCGGGGCAATTTTCGTGAATCTTTCCGGTGTATTGCATGTTGTTACGAGTAATTCTGTGATACAGTTTAGTTTTACCATTGCCAAAATAACCAGTATCAATATAATACCAATCTCTTCCTTCTTCCTTGCAACGTTGTATTACTTTGCGTTTTGCAATACCACGTATGACAGCAGGAACTTCTAGAGGTATATTACCGGTGTCTTTGCTCATGCCGATGACTCCGTCGGCACCAATTATAAAGTTGTCAACAATAGGATCCATTTTTACTTGTCCTTCGGGTGGATTTTCAGGGTCAGCATCAATAAGTGCCATGCATGTAGGCTTGCGTACATAGTTAATTTTTTCTATTACTTCGGCTACATTGCCCTCGTGCCAATAATGTTTAGGATCTCGGCGTCCTTCGAGTAAGTTTTTAACTAGATTGAGGAGATTTTCGGGTAATATTAGATCCTTTTCAGTTATTACCCGCGGTAGCTTTTTTGCTTCAATTACTTCAGCTTCAGCTGCTAGCCACAGATCAGCGTATTCACAATCTTGCCACTCATTGAACCATGGACCGCCAAGTGTGTAGTGAATCCACTTAGGATATCCGTCTCTAATCTCTCTGTACCAACCCACTAGCCAATTCCATTCAGGTGGTAGGTCACCAATATCTTTGTCCTTAAGCCAGGTAAATCTATGTAGTTCTTGTCCTGTTGCTGTATTGACAAATTCTAAGTCTACCTTCTTGTTATCTTTGTGGCCGCAATTCCACAGTATCATACTTGACCAGTTTTTGCGTGGGTATGGATATTGCTTTTGTCCATCCATTTTTACACCTTCAGGAGGTGTGTAGTCGTGTTGAACAACCTGGACGGCTTTTTTAGGATCTGCGCTGTTAATAAGCTCTGCTAAATCTGCTATTGCTAAAAAATCGCAATCTACAAAAATAGCATGCCCTTCATAATTGTTTAGATAAGGAACAAGAAAACGTGTAAATGTAAACTCTGTGCTAGCAAGTTGATCAACTTCACGCCAGTATAATCCTGCGTCGCGAAGTTTTTCTTGTTGCAAATAAATTATGTTTACTGGCACACTGGTATGTTTTTCGATACTGTGTTTTAGCACATCAGCGGCAATTGGTTCTCTGCTATCCCAGCCTATATAAATGTTAAACGGTTGTTGTGTCATAGGTTTCTGTTCTTAAAATATAATCCATTGTTTCTTACAAATGCCTTCTTGGGCTTTTTGTGAGTGTTCATTGTAGTTCGAAGTTTAAGTTCTTCTGTCATGCTTTCGCTATAATCAAAGCCATATTGATCTAACACATCAATCCAGTATTCTTTAGGCTGTTCGTTAACATGATGATATCCACCTTGCCCAGGTGTTGCATGTGTCATTGCTAAATTTTTACACTGTTGCCATGCTACTGCAAAATTAAGTATATATTCAGCGTATACATGCTCTACAAATTCAACGCACCAACATACGTCGAACGTTCTATCTAAGCTAACAGGTCCGGTTGTAAAATCATGTATTAGAAAACGTTCTGGATTATATCTTTCTAGTGTAAAATCGCCATCTATGCCAAAACTATCAAATCCTTGTATTTCAGCTTGGTGCACCATTCCGCCTGGGCCGCACCCTACATCAAGGAAACTACTGAATCCCATTTCGGTAAACCAACCTAGAGCACCTTTGTCTATGTGTGTTTTACCGCTATGTCCGCCTAGATGTTCGGGTAATTCTGTCATTGTTTTCTCTCAATGTCTTCTTCGCGACAATCATCGCCGTATTGTATTTCTACAATTCTTACAGGTTTGTCTGTATCGTTATACAGTCTGTGCCATGTTTTACAAGGAATATCCAAGGCTTGATGTTGTTTGAACTTGTTAGTTATTTGTGTATTCCAATTATGATGTCGCTGATAATCCACTGTAGCTTCGCCTTCACTCACCAACCAATATTCACTTCTGTGCAAATGTCTTTGATTGCTAAGGCTTTTTCCAGGATTTACTGCAAGTTCTTTTACTTTAATTCCTGGTTCTTCATGTAGGACTCTATAGTATCCCCACGGACGTTCAGTTTTTGGTGCTTTCCATTCCTCAAGTATCCAACTACTGCTGTTAGCTTTGTCTGTGCCGCCAATGCCAAATTCAAAACTAAGATTTTCAGCAATAACTTCCATTTCAGGTATGTTGCCATCATTCCGGTCTCCGCCGTTAGCAAATACAACTTCATCTTCTTCATAGTTCCAACACGAATCCTCAATAAAACGTCGACAACTACCGTCAGCATCATAGTCGTCTTCAAATGCTACTACAGCATCTACCATGCTTAATGCACGAATAACCTCAGCTCTTTCGCTAAGAGGCATGAAAGGTCTTCCCTTTTTGCGTGTAAGCCAGGCGTCGCTGTTGACACCAACAACAAGTCGATCACCAAGTGCTTTTGCTTCCTGGAATAACTTGATATGCCCGGAATGTAGTGGATCAAATCCACCTGATACTAGTACGATTTTCATGCAGATATTTATATTAGCCGTTAATGCTGTTCCATTCTTTTAACAAGTGTTTAAATGGCAATCCAGCGATTACTTCGTCTTGTCTCCATTGAGTGTATCCTAAGTTGTACAACCATTGTGTTCTATCAATGTGTAGATTTGGATATTCAAGTTGATTGAGATCAGTGTGACTTGCTTCCCATGCCATGCTGCTAGGGTGTAAACTCCAAGTTGGGATTCCCAAGCAACAACTTTCAGTTAAACTGTTACTGTTAAGTCCTACTACTGCCCAAGCTCCTAAGATATCTTTTTCTAAGTTATCACCGCCTTCGACACTTTTATGCTGTATTTGTTCTGTTCCGTCACTAATACTTACGTTTTTATATTTTAATATGTTTTTCAGTAAAGGAAGTTGTGCATTATGATTTTGCGGATGCAAGCGTATGCGAATTGGACGATCTGTTTTTAGTCTTATACGTTGTATTGTTCTAAAAATAAAATTACCATAGTTTCCATATTGATCAATAGCAGGACCTAAACTGGTATCACCAGGACGTTGCATCATGAATAATATGTAATCTCCGCGATCTTTTTTCCAATTATGTATTGTAATATTTTGTTCTTGTTGTATGCGTTTCCATCTATCACCAGGACTGTTAGCATTGCAGTAATTTCCTTTATCTCTAAAATAACTATACCAACTCCATCGATAGTAACTGCCCTGCCATGGTGCTTTAACGTGATTTTTTCTGAACAAAGGGCCTTCGGTTACAATCCACGGTTTGCCTGAGTTCTCAACTATATCAAATATCCAGGCGTATTTTCTTTTTGTTTTATTATAATCTGGATTGTTTTCAAGCAAATATATGTCAGCGTTTTCTACAATCTTTTGTGTGTCTCGATCAAACGGGGGACGTTTTTTTGCCTGGACAATTTTAAAATTTGGTGCCAATGGCAAAGGAAAATGATAGTTATAGGGCCCGGGTGTGAATGTTACGACCTGTAACTTCTCACTTAAATCCAGCGTCACGTTTAACATTCCATGCTATTGCTGTTTGCAACCCACCAGGCTTTTCATCATTTACTACTATACGTTCTCCGTGTCTTATCCCAAACAACAAATAGTCGTAGCGTATGTGATTTTGTTTCAAGCATTGTATTACATCTTCTCGCCACATTTCCCGACGAGCTGTAGTGATGATAATCATGTCGTCCTGTGGTATACTAGCCCACAGTTCTTTAACACCAGGTAATACCGTATCGTACCCGTCTTCCCAAAGCCCGTTATGCTTTAGTATAGTACCATCCAAGTCAAAGAACCAAGTGTGTCCTAGATTTGTGCTTAATTCAAATGGTATCATAATCTGTCCAATCCTTGTTTTAAATAATACAAACCAAGATAGAAACTACCAATTACACTATCAATGTCATCTTTAGCATATCCACTAAGAGCTAGCCAGATTAGTCCGTGTAATATTTTGATTTTAGTAAGGTTTTCTGGAAAAAATTCTTCAAAAACCGTTTCTGCTACATTTGCGGTGTTTGGTTCTGCCATAATAATTTCAGCAGTTTCGCCATCGGCGTACAGTTTAAATTTGCGCCTATTAAATGTATCGTATCCGCCTACAGCACTGTAATACACTTTAGCAAAGTCGTAGTCAGGATCCCCATTGATATCATTATCGTGTGCAAAGTATCCGCGTGGATCAATGAACCAGCATTTGAGATTTTGATCAATCAGTGTATTACTAAATGTAGGATCACCGTGTATTGGCGTAAAGTGATCTGCTTGGACATTCTTTTCAATTGTGTCCCACAAGTGTTTATGTTTATTGTGAAATATGTTAGGACACTTCACTCCGTTGACGGTAACGCTATCTCTGTCAAATCCTGGGATAAGGCTACTAACACTTTGTACTCTTTGTTTTGTTTTCTCAATGTATACTTCATATACATCGCCGACTAGTGCTGTACTACGTCCTCGACTGTGCAAGTCTTGGAGTGTGTAAAGTATGTCTGCTAGTAAACTACGCTGTTCTAGTTCACTGAGATTTTCGTGTTCCCAAACGTGGTTTCCTTTAACACGAGTCATCACCAATGGCGGATACTCTAGTATTTCGGGTATGCGTTTAAAACCGAGATGTTCAACTTTTTGATACCATTCAACTTCATTAGCAATAAGATGTTTGTACTCGGGATCGATTGCTTGTTTAGTTACGGTGCAATCATGTACTTCTACACTATTAAAGAATCTACAAAAGCCTACGCTGTCGTTATCGTTTTCGATTGTAGCAAAATCGCCGAGTTCTTCCACAGTGCTAATGTTTTTTGTTGTGTATTGTTTAACTGTTTCACTAAACCAACGTGTGAATTCTCCAGTGACCGGAGCATTTTGCAATGTAACTGGTCCGCGGAAATAAAATATACCAGGAATGCCTGTGGTGTGACTTGTTTCCTCGACTAAGCGTTCTCCGGTGTAGCTCCATCTACAAGTAAATGCATCTGTGGTGTACACAACCGTTGATCCCGATTCTGGGTATTCAAACTCGTTTACAATAATATCGCTCCAAATCAACATTACCGGTTCACTAGGATGAATTGTATTTGCAGCTTGTGCTACACCACTCGATGTTCCACTGCCGCTTGCTTTTATTAGTGTATAATCAACACCCGGGTCGTTGCTGTTTAGATAGTTTTCAAGTTGATCATAATGGTAGTCGCCGATAACATAGAATTTAGCATCTGGAAACCGGTCAAACAAATGATACAAGATAGGCTTGCCGCGAACACTCACCAAACACTTGGGTTTGTTCCAAGTGTGATGTCTAAGTCTACTGCCTCTGCCACCTGCTTGTACAATTATATTCATATTGAGATTACATCTGGTTGTAGCGGAACGTCCCACAAATGTTTTGCGCTCCAGTAGTATACCCCTTCGGGCATCAGTGGATAATTGTTGTGCAAATGTTGGAATGCCATTTTGTTAAAAACAAAGTTGCCACGTTTGATAATACCTCTATCACCTAGTACATGAAATGCGCTGTCGATATTCCTAGCATATCCCAAGTCTACCATGTCTGGACCGTCGACTTCTAGTATACGTTGATAAGGCAAACTGCTACGCATTAGTGCAACGCCGAATGTCCAACCCCCGTTTAGGTTTCTATAAAAGTCTAAACTAAATGCATCAAACTTCTGTTCCTCAAAAATACGTTCTGCTTCTTGGAATTTGGTTTCCAGTATGTCAAAACGTCTTGTTAAAAACATAGTATCGTCTGCATCAATCATCCAGAAAGCATCTGCATTTTGACTCAACTTAAATCCAGTTAGATTAGCCGCGGCCATGTTTCGTTTTGAACTTTTAAGTGTAGTACAGCATTCAGCGATGACAGTTCTATCACTGGAGATTAGTTTAGCATGTGGATAGTCTGTTTGCACTGTGTCTAATAGATCAGTTTCTCTGTCACAGAGTATGTATGTTTCGTATTTTTTAAATACTTCTAGCCAGAAACGCAAACACAATACACCGCTTGCATCCATTCTGTCAATTTTTAAAAATGCTTTTGTTTTCACTGTTGTGCCATCCACATATTTGATTTATCTAGCCAAGGCAATACCAAATCACGTTGTCTAAGTTTTCCATATTTTAAAATGCTCGCATCTGCTGTTTCGGGTAGCAAGTTCTTTTCCATTAATTCATACCAGCTGGTTACACTCGGATCCATTGGTTCAATGTTACTTTTATAAACAATAGCATGCAACCAAGGATCACCGGGCTCTTTCTTAAAAAACCCGTCACGACAGTCCCACCCATTTACAGCAAGCATGTAAATTAAACTAGGTATAGTGTAGTTATACATGTGCCCTGGCGGTAAATCAAATGCTTGAGTATTGTATTCCATGTTGGTTGTTTGAGGTAATATTAGCACTAGCATGCCATTGGTGTTAGAAATGTTGTACCAACTTTTTAGTGCATGATAAGGATTTAATAGATATTGAAATGTGTCGTGACACCACAACACATCAAATCCTCTTTTGGTTTTATCGTATGTGCTAATGTCTAACTTCTGATAAGAAACATTATTGTAATCTAACGAAAGACCAGAAAACAGGTCGGTTCCTACACATTGTATATTAAGAGGTATTTGTTCTTCGCCTCTAGTGGTTCGGGTTGCCCACCATTCTAAATCTAAGCCAGATTCGCCGCACCCTAGATCTACCATACGACCTATGCTTTCCATAAAATCGTCATATTCGTAAAGTAGATTTAGTGTCTGTAAGCTATGTTCGTGGCTTTTTACTGAACTTGCAAAACTACTGTATTTCATACAGTTAGTTATACCTGTACATCTTCCATGCCAGCAGTTCTTAGTCGAACAATGTGTCCCATCATGAAGTTTTTGCTATCGAATCCCTTCATTACACCAAGAAACTTGTTACGAAGTAGAGCTACTTCGTTAATAATTGTTTCAAAATCAATGACCTCATCTTCCCCGTCTACATACTTTTCAGCGTCGCGACTGCTGAGTGCTCGGGCATATCCTTCGAGATATTTTTGAAAATGTTTACGACGTATTTTACGCAACTGAATATTAAGGTAGTTAAGCACTGCTTCAATCTCTTGAAGTTGATTGAAACGATGCTCGGTTAGTCCAGGCAACTCTTTAATGTTACGTTCAACATAACCCCCGACACGGCATTCATTCTTTGCTTGTTGTAGCTCTGCTTCATAATGTGCAATGAAGTCAGGAATTTTACCTAAGTCAGCAACTACCTTATTATACCACATAATTATTCGTCTTCGTAGTATTCGTCATCTAAATCGTCACCTAAGTATTCAGCAATGCTATGGATAACATTCTTATCAAACTTAAATGCTTCTGCAATTTCATCAGCGTCAAAGTGTTCCATTAATACTGCGGTTACTGCTTCTGCGGCTTCTGCTTGATCATGACTGTCATGAACAAAGTTTTTAGTTTCTTTCCAGAGTTGTACAGCTAGCTCGATACTCATTTATTATTATTCCTCTTCTTGTTGTTCTAGTGCGTCGACAATTACTTCTTCGACTTCTGTACTTACCTCTTCGTCCATTTCTACAAAGCTCTTCATGAGCTTGTCAAGACATCCGGCTTCATTGTTTTCCCACGCCTTGCGGAACTGTAGGATTGGCTCACCCGACTTTGGTTCAAACATCAGTCGGTTACCGCTCTTAACTAGCAATCCTTTCTTTTCTGCCATGTCGACCAACCCTGAATACGGATTCATACCTGATTCGTATGGAATTTTAACCTGTACGCCTTCAAACGGTTTTGCATAACGTGTTTTCATAACCTTACACCCAGCACGGATACCGCGTACATCTGAAATCTTGTTACCTGCCTCGTCTTCCTTGAGCTTCATCTTCTTCATTGCAATAACAATACTTGATGCATAGATAAAACCTTGACCGCCTGAAATCTTGTCATCTGGGTCGAACATATCCTGGGAAGCGTATGTGTGGTTAGTACACACCATACCTACATTGTATGCTCCGAACATATTAACACAGTTACGAACCAAACTTGTTAGTGCTTTGGGCTTACGACCCATATCACCTTTCATATCACCTTTGTCAAATTGATCAACATCTGTGGGTGTTAGCAACATGCCTAAACTATCGATAACAAACAATACTTTAGGACGTTCTTCTTCAGCTAGTGTTTTGTAGTCACTCATGAATGTTGAGATAGTTTTGGCCACATCGTCGATCATTGCCATACTAAGTTTTAACAGTTTGTCTTCGCTGGTATCTACACCTAATGCTTGTAACCATGCTTCGTCTAGTGCATTTTCACTATCTACAAGAACAACAAAAATGCCTTGTTCTTGTGCATGTTTTACAATATTACCTGATACAAAATACGATTTACCTGCACCCGACTCTCCCGCAAACACTGTTACCTTACCTAATGGAATACCTTTATGAAAGTCCCCCGAAATAAGATAGTTAAGTGCATAATTGCCTGTTGAAATCCAATCTGTAGGATCGTTGAACCCAATGCTGAGTCCATCAATGCTTTTAGTGATATCTTTACGAAATTTACTTACGTCAAACGGTTTTGCCATGATAGTTCCTTTTTAAATTGCTTTAAGTATACATTTTTTATAGACATATCACAATCACTATTTTGCCAATTTATATACATCGGTTCCTGATCGGTAATTGTGCATGCTTTTGCTATAATAATTGCCTGTTCCCATAATTCAAAATCTGTGCTGAACGTATTGTTATCTAACAATGCGCCAACAGCAGATCTGATATTTTTCAACCAGTCTAAATATTTTTTATTTGTTTCAAGAACTTTATTAAAAAATATTTGACTACGTTGTCTATCCCATTTCCATTCTAAAACATTTTCACTGAGTCGAATCAATTCAGAAAAATCCCCGTTGAGATATTGATCTAATCCAATACCCGGAACCAATTCGAACATACGCTGTTGATTACAAAAGCTATCATAATATGTTTTAGTTAAGAGTTCTACAAAATCAGTTTGAGTAATATTTAAAGGGTCTTGCCATTTTTCATCAAAATTAAAATTAAATTTTTTAAAGTTGTGCAATGTTGGTTTGTCATGTACCCACTTACTATAAGACATTTTTGTTTTTAACAAGTTTGCCCAGTCGTTACAATAAATTTCTAAGACACATTTTACATTACTATCTGGGTATTCTTTTAGATGTTTTGCTACTAACATTGTATTATTATATTTTGAAATACGGTGTGCATTTCCGTCGGCACTGAAAAACGTGTTCAAGTCAAAATCTGTTTGCTGACAAGAATACAAGATATGTGCCAAGACAGTGTTACCCATGCTCCCGTTACGATAATCTATACAATATTTCATATATGTTAAAAATCAAGGTGCAAGATTGCCTTGCACCCTGTTATATATTAAGACTGCTGTTGACGGCTACGAATCATAGCCAAGATGTCTTCAGCTTTTTGTGTACCTGCCGCTGAAGCAACTGGTTCACTTGCAGCCGGAGCTGACTCTGTTACAGGATCTGCATCAAATGGAGGTGCTGATGCTTCAACTGGAGCAGGTGTTGGCTGTGGAGCCGGAACTGCTGTTGGTGCTGGTGCTGGCGCAGAGCCGCCCGCAGGAGCCGCCATACCAGCTGGACGGAAATACTGACCCCAACGATCTGGATCATATTGCTCGCCGTTTACTGATGCTTCGAACATCTCTTTCATTACACGAAGTTCTTCTTCACCTGGACGTTTAGGAAGGAAATCAGTCAAGTTATGAAGACCGTGTGCCTCGATTGCTTCTGCTTCTTCCGCTGAGAGAGCAGACTCTTTACGAGCCCAGTTTGATGTTGAGTAATCAGCATATCCGCCTTTTGACGTTTTAGTAATACGGAAGTCTAAACCACGCTGATAATCTGTTGGCAGTTCTTCCAACTCTGGATCCATAAGAGCTGCTTTAATAACGTTAAACAACTGTGGACCCATGATAAAGCGACGAATTGGATTCGTGCTTGAATCATCCGCGATTGGGTTATCGCGAACAAAACCCTGCATGATGTATGAGCGTTTTTTCCAGTACTTGCGACCCATGTCTTCGAGACTTGCGTCTTTAAACCAAGTGCGTACTTCTGCAAGGATAGGACATGAGTCTCCCCACATTTCTACACAAGGAACTTGTACCTGAACATTTTTGCTGTTCATGTCGCCTTTTACACCATTGAATGGCAAACGAATCATTGCTCGTTCTACCCAAAAGAATGTGTTGTTAGTGTCTGCATCTGGAAGGAAGCGTAATGATGCACTATCGCCTTCGTTCATGTTCCAGTGTGCATAAATGGCGTTATCGCCGCCTGTTGAACCGGTGTTACCACCCTTGTTGTTTTCTTGTGCTTGTAATCGAGCACGGATTTCTGCTAAACTTGCCATGTTGTTTTCCTCTAATTGCCATGTTTGCCTACGAGTAGCTACTACTACTCTAAATGTTGCCTAAATGCATACACTTGATACTAGTGTACACAATCTTATTTAGCATGTCGACGTATTTTGGTAAAATTAAGTGCGACTAATGCGTTTAATTTTTTGCTGTATATCAGCAGGTACATCAATGCCAAATTGTTTAAACCACTGCGAATCAATGTCTCGATCAGTGCCATAGAATGTCCAAAACTTTGCTTGATTTTCAATGCTTGCATCAATTCTCAGTGGCCAATACTCAAGTCCAATGTCTTCTTGTAATATATTTGAACGGAATACTTCTAGTAGATCCCATTCAGTCATACTTAAACATTCTGCTGTTGGACCAAATCCTATTATACGCTCTTCTTTGATCAATTGCAAGTGGACAAGATTAAAATCGTTAACATGTATTCTACTAACATACTCTCTTAATCTTTGTAGGTGATGTTTTTCAACCCAGCGAAATGGTGCATGATGAGTAAACAACAGTCTGTTGTCTTTTTCTAGTGTTATATTAGGTGTTTTGAGTATGTGATCTAAGTAACTGCGATTTTGAGCGTGTATCATTTTATTACGATCTGGCACATAATTAAACGGTGTAGTTCCGTGTACTAAAGGTTCTTTGACATACACATCACCATCGGTAACATACCATATATTGCCCGGTAAAAATTTATCAACGTTTAGTTTTACTAACTGTTGTGTTAACCAACCATCCCAAATATAAGGCCACTCAAATTCACTAAACTTAATTACTGTAAATTCAAAGTCATAAAATTCACGGATGTCTTCAATGTAATCACCGTCCCATTCTTGGTATTGTTTGCCTATGTCATCAACAAACAAATACACAGGCACTTGCCATCCGGTTAGATTTTGTAGATTTTTTATAGTTAGTAGTGTAGTAACACAGTGACCAGGATAAGTGATCACTGCGACTGCATCTGGAATCATTTTAGTAGTTTAAGTAAACTCGCAAGCTCATCTTCGAGCATTGGGTCTCTCTCTGCTTTAAGAACTTGTTCCCCAGTGTCGATGTCTGTGACTTCTTCTACTTCTTCGTTGGCTTCGTCTTTTTCGATTGCCTTGGCAATTTCATGAGCTTTTGCAATTGTTGACTTTTTAAGAGGTGGTTTATCCCCTTTCATCTTCATTGCTGTGGCCATGCCTATTGCATAAGGACTTTGTGCTGCTTCATCAAGCTCAATACCCAAACGCTCAATAGCACTCTGTATTACAGGACGGGCATCTGCATTTGGATCTTTTGCAGCTAATGCATCTAAGTCGTCTTGTAGTTGATCATCACCACCGAGCAAGAACCCAATTGTTTCGCTAGCATTCAACGCATCAGCACCAACTAGCAGTGGTTCAGACATAATATCTTTTAATTGAGCAATTTCCTCAGGTGTACTAGCAATTGGGCCAGTTCCTTCTACTACACTGTCTGCCCAACCAGCAAACTCATCAATTTCTTTCATGTTTGTTTCCTGTATTTTAGCAAGAATAGGCAATGCGTCTTCTACTCTTGAATCCAATGATTGCTGTACGAATATTTCACGCACAGCATCCACTGTTTCTTCTAGTTCTGTTACTGTAATAGGGTCAAAATTTTCAAGTTCTTCGTGGTAGCCTCTACGACTAATCATACGCTTTGCTTTTCTTTTTAAATCTTTGTAGTGCTCTACTGCTTGTTCACTTAGTGCTTGTGCATCTTCGCCGAATGTTTTGTTTTTTGTTGCTCGTGTAAATCTGCTTAGTGTTGCCATTTCAGCCATCATTTCAGCGATGTGTTGTCCAAAAGCATCGTAAGGCTTACCGCCTTCTGCAACGTGGCGTGCCATTGCTTTACCACCGGTTACATTTGTAAATGGCAATTTAAAACGCTCGCCTTCTTCTGTTTCTACAAACAGGGTTTGGATGTTTCTGAAACGTTGTTCGCCTTCACCAAGAGGACGACTGTGCTTGATTACTAGTTTTGTTTTCTTCGGTTGATCACTGTAGCTGGTCCTGCTTGTGCCATAGTAGCCTTCAAGTAATGTGCCTTCCGTAACTGCGGACATGGTTTTCATATTATATTTTAGTTTATTAAGATTGTTTAAACTAAATGTAAGAAGATTGCGTTTAGCAAGCATGCGAATTAGATAAAGAAAATCATACCAATCTTTTTTATCTTCTGCTTCCATAGTTTTACCAAGGTTATCACCAAAGTAAACTTCCATATTACTATCGCTGTCAATTAGTATTACAACTGTGCCATAGTTTTTGTTAGCTGTTTTATATTCAAAACTAAACAGGTCAGCATCTGCAGGTGATTCTGCGGCTTTGCCCATTAAGTCGAGAGCAGAAGGATCAAAGTCTCTGCTAACCAATAAATCGTATAATTGTTGTGATGTTGTATTTTCGCTTGCCATATTCTTATTTATCTAAAATAGTGCTACAAACGGCATTGGTTCTACGCTGTGATCTTCATGATCCCGCACTGTGCCGTCTAGTTCTTGGTGATAGCTTTGTAACACCTGCATCATTCTTAATACAAGTATAGTCGCCATAACTAAGTCATCTGTTTCTCCAGGTTTTGCGGCATAACTGGTTCCATATGCTACAAAGTTTTTTAATTCGCTGATTAAACTTTTGCTGTGTATTTTCATGCGGCCCATTTCTACTAAGTTTTTTAACTTAGCACAGGCTGCTAGTTTAGGCTTGTGACTGGTATTAAATCCTTTACGTTTTTTACCAGCACCAGCAGGATCTGTTAAAAAATATCCTTGTATGCTTTCTTCGCCGTAGTCCACAATACTAATCAATGCGGCTTCGCCGATTGTGTTATTTTCTACACTAAAGTAAACGCTGTTTTTATCACCTGTTTTTGCTGATATTTCTTTGCAGATGTCTGCAAGTATTCGTATTTGTTCAGGGATAGTTGTTTTATTGTGTTTCCATTCAGCAACTTGTTCTGTTGAATTTGCTTCCCACACTTGTATAGCTGCAGGATCTCCCCCTGTTCCTAAACTTGGATCTAGTCCTACTGCATATATTTTTCCAGGCACTGGTGTTTTATACCAACGCACTTGTCCTGTTTTGTATGCAGGATCTACACCTTGTAAATCTAACAACTTAGCAGGAGCAATAAGTGTTTCGTCATTGATGATAAACTCACAGTCCATTTCACGACGGAAACGATCTTCGCCTAGTGCCGCACGTTGTTCGTTTGCCCATGCTTCATCTCTGTCTGGATGTTCGTGCCAAAATGCTCGGTATGCTCTAAAACCGTTGATGCCCACTTCTGTTGGGTTGCCGTGCGAGTCTTCCATTTTATTTGCGCCTTTCCACAAGAACGCAAACTGATCCTCATCACTGTTTGGTGTGCTTGTAATAATAGCTCCACCACCAGTTGCTAGTGTAGGGCTAATAGCAGTCCAGAATTCTTTTGCAATAGTAGGTCGTACAAACGCAAATTCGTCAGCGTACAGTAGCGAGATACTCATACCACGTCCAGTGTTTTCTGTTGTGGTTTGTGCTACTATTCGACTACCGTTGTCGAACTCTAGTGAGCCTTTGTTGTAACTAGTAACACCTGCTCTAATATGATCCGGGCAACTTTCATAAGCATATCTTACACGTTGCATGATCTCCTGAGCACCAGCATACTTGTGTGCGGCTACTAGAACTGTACTGTCTGGTTTGAACATAGCATACCATAGTAGATATCCAGCAGCACTGGTTGATTTACCGGTTTGCCGTGGCATCATTGAGATACTGAATCTATATTTGTGGTATGTGTTGATAAGTTTTTCTTGGTATTTAAAAGGCTTGTACAGCATCTTGCCTTTCATTGGATGCTGAATGTAGAAAAAGTTGCTCATAAAGTAAAACGGACCGTCTACAGGATCCGCACATTTCATAAACTCTTCTAATTGTTCTTCGGTGTATCTTTCTTTAGCATACGCTTTCTTTACAAGTACACCTTCTAGGCTTTTTGACATGCAAATACTTATCTGAAATTGCTGTCACGGTAAATACTTGTGTATGAGCACTCTTGTACTAGCACCAGATTATCAACCGGTAAACTTCTTACCGTTAAGCACAATAGGTTGGGAAACAGCCGTTAAACTCCACTTCCTTGATAAAGTCAATGTTATAGAATGGTACGAAGATTGGACTATTCACAGTGCTAGGATGGAAATGAAAGTGCCTGCTGTGGTTGTTGTTAAGAGCAACTTTAAAAGGCGACGGCTTGGGCCAATGAGATTTACCAAACACAACCTTTTCCTTCGAGACCTTTATACCTGCCAATACTGCCTAGAAACATTTTCAACCAAAGACCTAACTGTAGATCACGTTATACCATATAGTCGTGGCGGAAAAACAAGTTGGGATAATTGTGTTGCGGCTTGTTATAGTTGTAACAGCAAAAAAGGCAGTAAACTTTGGACTCCGCACAAAAAGCCAGCACACCCAGACTACTGGAAACTGGTTAATCATGTTAAACAAACTGCTGTTACTATTCATCACCCAAGCTGGGAAACTTACTTAGGTTTACAACTTAGATTAGCATAAACAATTCAGGCCAAAGTTGAGCAAACTTACCTTTTTGATCCTTGTGATATACATTTTCGATATCTTCTATGTGTTGCCAAAACTGTTCTCTAACATCACTGTCCGTGGCAATAGCACTTAAACTGGTTTTAACATGGTCAAAGAATGGCTCACTGCCGTACTCTTGTTCGTACAGTTCTATTTCTCGTAGTGCTATATCTCTAACATATTGATTGTGTCTTGTAGGATCTAGATATTCTGGTTGAAACAGTGTTTGCCAAAGTATGTCGAGTTCTTTGTGATCTGCATACTCTCTTAGCTCTCTTAAACGAGTGCAGTTGTATATATTGTATACTGCGTGTATGCCTCCGTGGTGTCCGTTGTAGTTCATTTGATGCTTAATACGGTTAACGTTTTTCTTCAACTGATCCCAGCTACTACCGTGCCTAACATACTCAAAACGTTCGCCTACGTTATCAAAACTAAGACTCCACCCAACATTACTACGGCATGTTAAGTATGTAAACACCATGCTTTTGTTTAAATCAACCGTTGCATTTGTTATCACAGTAACAAGAGTATGGTCGTGTAGTACGTTTAATAGTTCTACATTTTCTTTAAGTAATAAAGGTTCGCCACCGACTAGTGCTACTTCTCTTACTTTGTGTGCATACTGTTTGATATACTCTACTACATGATAGTGATAAGGTTTAACACCATTGTCTACAAATTCTTTTTTAAGCCCCGCCCACTGACTGCTACAATATGGACCGCAGTAGTTACAACTTAGGTTACAAGTTGTATTCCAACGTACATCTATTAGTGTAGGTATATGATCGTTTGGACCTGCTTTACTTGCATCAAACTCAGGATTTACGTTATTGTGCCAATCACGTTCGCTACTGCCGTTGCGCTCTGCTTGTATACAGTTGTAGCAGTATTCAGGGTGCAATACACCATTGCTAATACTGCTTCGTATTTCTTGCATCTTATCGCTGTGAATTATATCATCCATAAAGTCAGTGGTTAGGTTACCTAACATGTTAGGATCTCCAGCACAACAGGTTTTTACATCTCCGCGAAAGTTTATGTGCAATCCACGCCAAGGTGCGGCACAGTATTTCTTTTCCATGTGGGTATTTAATCTATGGGCTTTTCGCCAGTCAAATAAGGACGACTAAACCAGAGTTGGAACCATTCAGGTGTTCCTGGTTCTATGTTGTGTTTCTTTTGTAGTTCTGCTTTTTCCATACCAGTGTAACTGATATTTTCTACACGGTATTCGGTTTGTCCAGTATAACGATTTGTTATACCAGCAAGTGTTTTAAGCTCTTCTAGTTCCATTTCGTTTACCTGGATTGTGTTTGTTTTCTTGTTGTTGTTTAACAGCAGGATCCTGTTGAGGATCCACTGTTGGTTGTTTAGGTTTCTGTGCAGGTTCTAGTGAACCAAAACGTATACCTGTTATCACTTTTCTTTGCTTTCCTTGAGCACTGCTTTTTCATACTCTGCACGATCAACAATGCCTTCGTTTAGAAGTCTTTCTCTGTTGATCATGTGCTGTGCTTGTACGTCGTCTTTGCTACCACCGTAGTACGGAACACAATGTCCTTCTTCAATTAGGATTTGTGTAACCATACGTCCATCTGCGGCACGGAAGTCTCCCAGGATACGTCCAAACTTGCCCTTCATGTCTTCGCCGTTCTTGTCTTCTGTGGTGATAAGTTTAGCGTCTTTTTCTAGCAATTCGTATAGTCTATTCTTTGCCGCAAGTCCGAACAGTTTTTCTACGTCGTCACTGGTTCTTGATTCTGGTGTATCGATACCCATGATGCGAACACGTTCGTCTTTTAAACAAATACCAAATCCTAGATCAATGTCTACGTCTACTGTGTCTCCGTCAACAACTTTGACCACATGAACGTCATATTCATTTGTGTTCATACTAGCTCCTTGTTTTTTTATTGTAGTATTATAGGAGTATTTATAGAAGATTACTTCTTGAAGTGGACGTAACAATCATTTACTGTGGTTCCAAAACTGGTAACACGGATTTGACTTGTTCCTCCGTTCTTTACGTTCTCAGTGCCCTTGGCATTGGTGGCATTAGTATCAGCAATACCACTATTGACTGCTAAGTCGCCGCCGGTTGCGTTGGTAAAGAATATATATATTTCTTTACCTGCCGTGATGTTTGTGTATGCAACGGTAACTGTTTCGCCTGTGATATTAGCGTGAACATATTTGTCTGTTGCCATATCAATTGTGAGAGTCTGTCCTACGCCAAACGATCCTGCTTGACGTGTTGCAAATGATGTAGTTGCGGCAGCGATACTTGCGTTGGCATCACGGGCAACAACTTTATCTGCTGTGGCCGCTGTGGTAGCATCAACTGCGAATGTTAGTGCTGCACTACCATTATATGTGCCATCATTGCTGGTTAAGTAAGAACCTGCTGTGAGTGCTAGTAAATTACTGCCCAGTGCTACTCCGCTAATGGTTGAGTTGGCAAGTTTATCATTTGCTATTGATCCTGCCAACATTGTGTTGGTAACTGTGCCAGTATCTGTGGTATAAACACCATTGGTCACAGAACTGGCTGTTCCGGTTAGGTTTCCTATGAATCCTACATTGCTGGTTACACCCGCGGCTCTGATGTCTAAAGCAGAAATACGACTGCTAGCAGGCGAACCTTCGGGAGTCACAAAGAACTGTACTTCACTTCCTTGTGCTGTGGTAGTTTGATCTTCTATAGCACTGATGCGAATCTGTGCTAGTGATACATTGCCCATGCCAGCATCTGTGGCAGCTGTAAAGTTGATACGAGCTACAGCTTCGCCGTCCAATACCTGTGTTGGTGTTATCACGCTACCGTTGTAGCGACGGAATACATAACTGCT